AAGTACGACAAGTGCGAGTTCTGGCTTGAGCAAGAATTGGAGCGCGTGCGAGAAGGTCGCCGCGAGCATATCAACAAAAACAACCTGAACAAAGATGACAAGAAAGCAACTGTTTGAAAGCCTACTTGGCGAAGAAGTCGAGTTTCACGTTCCTGACTTTTTAGGTATTAACTCAATTGGAGTTGTCGAGAAAGTCACTGAGCATTACGTGATCATTTCTGGTGCCGTGTACGCACTGCAAGATGTGGAGGTTGAGTGAGATCTCTATCTGAAAGGCGTCATCATGAGCGACGCCACAAAAAGAAGGCTCTTAAGATCGTGAAATCATACGATGGCGTTAATCCAACAAAGAAGCGCGTAGGAATGACTGCCGCAACAAAGTGCAACTGCTCTTGCTGGATGTGCAATAAGCCAAGAAAAGTTTTTGGCGAGCCGTTTACAAGGAGCGAAAGCCTTTCAGGAAACCTAATTGATTACGCAGAAAAAGAATTGCAAGAAAACCTGTGCATAATTGACGATTTTTACGGCAGCCATCCAGAGGATTTGATTTGAAAAATAAACGAAACCTAGTTGTCGGCGGATCGCTTGCAATGGCTATGGTTGCATCAATGACTGCTTATTTCGAGTCGTCAGGAAAGGTAATCACCAAGGCTTATCTTGACCCAGTTGGCATTCCAACAATCTGCGATGGCATAACCAAAGGCGTTTACATTGGCATGGAAGTTACGCCTGAGTGGTGCAGGCTCGCCAAGGAAAAGGAAATCACCAATCACAGCCGACCGCTGAAAGATGTGCCTTATGATTTGAAGGTGCGTGAGAAGGTGGCATTTACCGATTTAGCCTTCAACATTGGTGAGTCTGGATTGGCTAACTCAACCATCATGCGCAAACTGAAATCGGGCGACACTAAAGGCGCTTGCGATGCAATCTTGATGTGGAAGTACGCCAAGATTAACGGCGTTAAAACAGACTGTTCAAAGCAATCAAGCGGATGCCACGGAATATGGATTCGCCGTAATGCAGAGCGCGATGTTTGCCTTGGCACAATCTCTGTTCGTGAAGCTCAGAAGCTATTTGTCAATCTTCCTATTGGCGGTGAACTATGGGAACAAAACTAACCATTCTGGCCGTATCAATCGGCCTTTTTTGTGGCTCGCTGTATGGCGCATACCTGCATGGCCGATCAACAGCTACAACGGAGATTGAGTCAGAGCAAGCAAAGCAGCACAACAAGCAATGGAGTGAGTTGTTTGAGCTGCAAGGCCAGCTAGCAACTCGTGATTTGCAGCTAGCTGAAGAACAACAAAAGAAAGCGCAGGTTCGCACAGTTAAGGTAATCGAGAAAGAGGTTGTCTATCGTGAAAAAATTGAAGATGCTGACACCGCTAAGTGTGTTATTGATAGCGGCGTGCTCCAGCTCATCGACGCAGCCAATGGGGTTGAGCCCTCCCAGTAGTGACCTGCTTATACCACAGCAAGATCCACTACCATTGTGTTGCGACCTGAAAAAACTTCCACGCAATGCTGAGCATAATGGCAAGTTGCTAAACTCAAGCAATGACAAGCTGATTAGGTGGCAAGAGTGGTGGTCAAGCTCAACCAATGCCAGCGCCAACAAGGATAGGGTGAGGAAATAAACAACCAAAGCCGATGCCGAGTTAGTGTCTCAGGCGAATAATTTTAGCCGTGCGTGAAGGCTATGGATTATGGGAAACCTGAATCGCATGATTTGCTGATGGAATACTGCAAAATGAAAAGCCCCTGTGAAGGGGCTTTTTTTTATTGAGAAATCAACGTGGGCAGGTATGGGTTTGCGGCGCTGATTTTGCCGTTGTACCACCCTGTGTTGCCTGGGGAGGCCACCACCCAGTGCACCCGCAATCGCGTCGCGATGAAGTTTGTGTCAGCTCCATCCAACTTGATTGCTTTAGTACCAGTTCTTTCCATCCCTACATAACTGCTCCCAGTGTAGACGGAGTGCGTCCACGAACTGAATCTCCAGCCGGCCCGGTACTTGTCCGCATTAAGCTCAAGCGCACCCTCAAGCTCAGCAAAAACATCGCCGTCCATTACGCCAGTAAGAACCTCAAACTCAGCTCCAACGGGTTTGCTTTGGGCCTGCACCTGAAACGGGCTTACTTTGCCCGCTGCGCCACTGATCGACACGGGGGATGGCTTGGCGCTTCCGACTGCGATTGTGCATTCTTCGATATGCTCATCACTGTTTCCACTGCGCAGCCCGAAACCGCTGTTCAGCCAGCTGAAAGAGTTGGCAAAACTGTTGTTGTGGGTAGTAAGTTTCAGATCTCTAAATCTGATATCACTATTATTGAACAGCCTCTTGCACTGATTTGCTGACACGTTCCCTGCACCGGATACCCCAGTCAAAACAAAATCGAGCAAGTCCAGATTGCTGTTTTCTAGCTCAAGCGTTGCCGTACCCAATGACAGCAGGAACACCCCATTGCTAAGGAATCCGTTTGACGTGTTGATGATTTTTCCTGAATGAGTCTTAACCGAGCTGTTCTTAAAGCGCAAAACGGCGTTGTCGTGAGGGGAGTTAAAGAACCACGAGCTGTAAACATCCCCAGTTGTGCCGTTTGCAAATCTAAAACCTGATGTGTCCACGGATATGTTATCGAACTCGGTCTCAAGACTTTCGATGCTAAACCCGTTGAAAGCCTTGTACCCATCAGGCACATCCCCTATGACCTTAAAGTTGCATGATGTGAACTTGCACTCACCCTGACGGTTAGCCAGTGCTCCAGCTATAGGCCTATCCAGTGTACTCACGAACCCCTTTATTGTTGAAGCATTGCCCGCCACGGGTTGAAGCGCAGATGCCAGCCACTCCGTGTTGCGATTCAGGAAGAAATCACAAGCGGTGAAATAGTTGTTGTTCTTCAAACCAGCGACGTATTGGTCACTGTACTGCTTGTTGTCTTCCACATCGCGCAACAGGTTATCTGCAAAGACGCACCCGTTAAATGTCATATCACCTATGCCGCCGTGGCGGTCGAAACCTTTTCGGTAGTTTTCGTAGAAGTGAGCGCCACCGACAACAAGTACACGGTCAACGTACTGAGACGCAGATATGCCGTAACCAGTGGCCAATAGACCACGAGTGCCGTTGTGGTAGAACTCACCGCCAGACACAAACAAGCTGTTGCAATATGAGAGCCAGTACCCGGTGCTTGTGTTATCGAAACCGTCTGAGTTTATGATAGAGACTTTTGTTCTTGCCCAGAGCAATTTACCAGCCGCGTCGACACTCATCCCCCTATAATTGCATTTTGTTACGTCAATGCCATTAAATCGCACGCTGTCGCAATCTTGATGATGGGCGAACCACACGGCTCCGTAGTACACGCTGGGGTTGCTTGCTGACGGGTCTGTGCTTCCGTCAATTGTGCCTATCTTCGTTGTGCACTTGGCAGACAAGTCTTCGTATACAACCCGTTTAAACCCGGTCAGGCGCAGCAATACAGAGGCCTGTGCCGGCTGAACATTAACGCCGATGGTGTCTGTGCGCTCCTTAATGAAATCAAGGATCGTGGCGCCTTTCCCAGCACCTTTAAAAACTATCGTGTGGTAACGACTGGTCGCCGTTCTGGCTATTTCAGTTTTAAAACCAAAATGGCCAGCAGGTATATCAATGGTGAGCACACCATCGCTGACAAATCCGTAATCCAGAAGTGCGGCCAGAAGAGGTGAGTTATCGGACGCTGTTATACGTGACTGATCGCTTCCATCGTATAGAGGCGTGCCACTATAATCCGGCACACCAGCGAGCGTGTTTTTAAGGATCTTGCTCTTATCGATAAAGCCCGCCGTGCTGGTTCCAGCCGGATAAGTTCCGGTAGGCCCAGAGAACGACTTCCCTGTCGCCTCATCAAGCGCAACATCGTTGTCGCCAGAAAACGTGAAGCCAGCCTGGAACGACCCACCAACTAGGTTTAACCCTGCTTCTTGATAGCTGCGACGGATTGACTCTCGAACAGTTGGCGCGAGGATGTTATTTGTTACAGGTTTCCAGGCGCCCTCCACAAGGCCACCGCTTGTTTCTGGTGTTGAGTTTGGTGAAATGACCTTTGGGAATGCACCTTGCCATGCATACCAGTTATTATCTCCTGATGGTTCTGGATTGAAAACAGCCTTGTTTCGATCACCAGAAAAAAGAGTTCCGCCAGTAACAAAATCAAATGATGCAGGCTGAAAGCCAGTCTTGCGAATTGACCCTTCTATTGTCTGTCTGTCACGACCAAGCCTATCAGTGAACAAATCAGACATTGAGTTAGAGAACTCATCGAAATTCTTTGCGTTGTCAGACATGTCTCTCACGTCTGCAGATTCAATTGGATTTCCAGTGTTATACCGAGTTGACATCTCTAATCCTCGTTCGTGTTTGTTGTATTATACCATTCGAGCCATGCGTTTAGTCGCAACGGCCAAGTTTCATCTGAGCTATCAAGGCGGCACCATGATTTATCGCTAATCAGTATTGCGCATATCTGCGAACCATCTGCATATCCGAACTCGCATCTGGATCCAGTTGCTTTCGCGACAGACCAAACCGAGTCTCCGAAATCACACATTTATGTATGTCCGCTCGTCGTAGTTGATGCAGGATATTTTAACCGTTCCGTCAGAAGATGGTTGTTTGTCTGTGATGACGTACAAGTCAGCCTCTTTTTCTGCCGTAGTGCGAATAATGAATCGGCTCCCAACTTGGCTGTTAATCTGGTCTGCAACATATGCCCCAGTCATTGGTGATGCGGTTGTGAATGATTGCTCATCCCATGAAACCAACTCAACCCAATCAGTTGTCTGCCCATTAGCTTTTGTGCATGTTGCCCAGTAAATCACTCCGGCCTCAAGGTCGCCAAGCCACGCGCTTGAAGTGTAGGTGTTGCCAGATATCCCGATGACTTCGCCATTCACCACATACTCGTCGGCGTACTCAACGAATCGCACCATGTCTCCGAATCTCGGTATAAATCCGTCATCAACAACGTTGAATGTAACTGACTCGTTTTGGTAAATCAGTTTGTTAAACTCAAGTTTTGCCCTGTGCATCGCCTGAGTTTCGTTACCGCAACCAAGGAATTTAATTTCTTTAGGGTGGAAGCTGTCAGACTCTATAACATTTCCGCCGCTGTCTAATGCAAGATTTATGTAGCGCTTCTTGTTCTTATCGTTTACGTCAACCCACTCAAGCCTAACCCCTGTGTATTGGTCTTTTAGCATGAATGAGTACGTCTTGCTGTATTGGTCATCGGCAAGGTTGTAGGCGTCAAACTGGGCAACAACAATGCTTCGAGTTTCATCCCTGACAAAGAACTCCTTTATTCCGTCATAGCTTGTCTCAATATCAAGCAGGAGGGCCAATGTCTTGACGCGATCCCCTAGTGCTTGGTCTGCGTCGTCAAACGTGATGGAGCACTTTGTAAGCTCGGGATTGATTGCGTAAACCTTATCGTGAATTGCATAAAGTTCGTCAACGTCAATTTCATCAACTGAGCCGCCGCCCATAACGATATAGTTATGCAAAATACCATCAGCAGCAAAATCGCTGGCTCGAAGGTCTGCTGGTATTTCTTTTCTGGTTGCGGAATTCCATCCACGAATAGTTGAGCCATCCCACCAGATCATTTTCCGGCTCGCCATGACGTTGAATTTCATCTCCGTTCCAGTCTCTGCGTTACCTGCTGTTGACTGGATTGTGAGCGTGGTATCTTCTGGATGAACAACGTTTGTTTTAACCCTGACAGCAGATATTGACTCAAGAACTGACTGCGATTCCCTTGAAGAGTTGTTTGTCCTTCTTGCCCTTACTCGGTAGTAACTTAATTGCAGTGACTGTATTTTATATGTGAATGAAAGGTCGTTTGCGGTGTCATCTCTATATATCACAACCTGAGATGCGGCTGAACCGCTTGGGGTTCCTGCGGAGTCACAAGGTTGATATTCAAACTCAATTACCGCATCTCCCTGCAAACCAAGTCTGAACACAGTATTAAACCAAAGTTCGGTACACTCAACAGTTGACAGGAACCAGCCAACATAAAGCGCCTCTGTCTCTGTTATTTTTACATTGCCAGTAAAGTTTATGAATCCAGTGGTCTCGCCCTTAAAATCAGGTGATGACACTGTGAACGTGTCGGTTCCAGAGTCATATGACATGTAAGCGAATGACGCCACATATTCAAATGCCTGTGTGGCACCGAACGAATTTTGCATGGAGTAGTTAAATTTGATAGCCTCTGCGGGTATCTTGTCGTCAACTGTTCTTCCGTTAAACCATGCCCCAAGCTGACCGCCACCGCCTGACGACGGAGGAATGCTGGGCGTTGGGTTGCTATAAACAACGGTAAACAGCAGGGATCCACTCAACGTAGTGCTAACAGTTGGCGAGTCATATGTTGGAGCTGATGGGTCTGTCTCGACTTCATTCACGCCTTTCAGCTCTGTGCCGGATGAGTCAATTTCAGGGAATGAGAACTGCTCGCGAACGATAGGATTCACCTCGCCAGGCTGATAGACGGTGTAGGTCGATCCTTGGAATGTTGCAAGCGCGGAATCAGAGAACCTGAATTGAGTGAGGTCGTAATACCCAAGCCCGATATTGAAATAGTGCGTCAAAACCTTTTTGTTGTTTACGTATTCCAGCAAAGCCTCTCCGATCAAATCTGGATACGCCCTCACCTTTCCGTAGATGTCAGGTCTCTGGCTGTAAAGGCGAGCCGTGTTTGTCTGGCCTGTGAACTCTGTGTTTCCAGAGGATTTTCCAGACCTGTCGCTAATATTGCCCATCGCCCTGCGGGCCAAGATGAACGATGCGGCTGCGGCAACAACAGACACCACAAGAGATACAATTAGGGATTCAGCTTGCGGCCTTACGCATATGGTAACAGTGTCGCCATCATTAGGCCTTGCATTGCAATCGAACTTGCGATTCTTGATTCGCTTGCCGTTGAGATTGATGGTGGTGAAATCAGGATCTAAAAGTTGTGGATGGGCCGAAAGAATGTTTTCAGCCCATGTTTTTGAGGTGTCAAGCTGTCGGCGAATCTTCTTGAGCGGTGTGTCGATTATCAACATTTCGATAGAATTCCAGTCTATGGCGTCTGATTATTCCTATTCTATCGCATTGCACCCTTGTGTGTCTGGCGTGAAGGATTAGCTCTCCACCGCCAACAACAATACCAACGTGGCGCGGCTCTCCTAGTTGGTCGAATGCCATGAACACAACGCCAGCGTCTTTTTTATCGCAAGGCTCCCACGCCTCAGACTGAATCTCGCGCTCGAATCCGCCAGCAATGTCATCATCGTGGTGATCATCAAGCTCAACGCCAAGCACATCACGATAGTAGCGCACAACAAGAGCCCAGCAGTCGATGCCGGATTCATCGCTACCTCTAACGCGATATGGCTTGCCAACCCAGTGGCCAATGAACTCGGTCTCTGTCACACCCCCTCCAATCCACTCCACTCGTCGATTCGGTATATGCGAGAAACGCCTCTAGTCATAATATTGATACGCTCAACCTTAAAAGTGACACTATCAACCGACATTGAGACGCCTTCATTGCTCAAATCCAGCTCATAGCTGAACATCGGTGTTGTCAGGTCTGCGTCAGACCAGTGAGACATAACAACCTTCACGGGCTCCTTGATGCGCATGAATGGCGGAATGCTACGAATGGTGCGCTGCACGATGTCGCCAACCACAGGGCGAGCCATTGAGAAGCTGGCTTCCGGCTGTGACTCGCCATCTATCTTCGGATATTGCACCTCTACATAGCATGGCTGGTACTCGTTACCAAGCAAGGTAATCTGGTCGTACTGGTTCGCCACAATGCGGATGGTGTCAATAGATGGGTGGCTAAACTCGATGGTGTCAAACTCAAGTACGGGCGCCTTGGTTGTCCATATCGTTGCGTTATCTGGCATTACGCCTCCGGTAGTTGCTGGTTCATGACCAAATCAAACAGGCTGCGCTGCGCGAAGAATTCAGAGCTAACCAAATCTTCATGGTCAAACCACCATTGCGGAATCGGCACTTTGCGAGCGATTGCTGTTGCTTGGTATGAGAATACGTTATGCGCCTCTTGCGTCTGCGAGAATGTATCCGGCGTTAGCTGTAGAGTGTGCAGCAGTTTGCCGAACTCGGTATCTATCTCAAGCCGAAACTGATTGCGGCCCATCGCTAGACCGCTGGCGCTCATGCTGTAAAACCAAGTCTGAAACTGTGCAGCTTGGTCTCTTGTCATTCGCCAAGTCAGGTCATAGGTCACTGGCGCGTCATTGTTCAGCCGTTTTACGTATCCAGGCCCTCGCAACGGCTGAACAAGCTGGAATGTCTGCGCCTGAGTGCGGCTGATGCTGATGAGCGGCTTTGGCACTTGGCTTGGGTAATCTACGATTGCCATGATGAATCCTCGTTTGTTGCTGACATTTTACCACGCATCACTGAGCCTTCCATTTCGTGGCAGTCGAGGATGCCAATGCCCTACCAACGCCGCCTCGACGCTGACTTATCTGTTTTGCCACCTCTCCGATAATCACATCAAGCTGCTTGCCATCCATCGACGTTTTGGTCTGCACATTCTCGCCAGAGTAGTTGTGCACCTGAACGTTTTGGCTGAAACCACCTCCGCCGATTTGGTCGTTTGGAATTACTTTCCCGCCGTCACCTGGAATCATGAAGTTTTTGCCGCCGGACTGGAAAATCTCAGGTGCTCCACCCTCACCAACCCGGTACATCTTGCCAGCATCCACTGGCCCGCCGAACTCGCGAGCGCCAGCAAGAGGGGCCATTGCAATGGCTGGGGTACCTAAAGCCTGAGCTGTTGCAGCAGCAGCGCCAGCGGCGGCTGGAGCCAGCGCAGGCCCCACGATTGGAATTGCCGCTGTAGCGGCAAACGCCGCCTGAGCCGCCAATGCGGTTTGCATTCCAACCTGAGCTGTTACAGCGGCGGTCATTGCAGCACCCTTTGTGGCATTCATAGCCTGCTCTGCGGCGAATGCGGAGCTGGCGACGACTTGGTTTTTGACGTACTGCAAGCCAATCTCAACAAGCGCACCAATTGCTTGATTCATTATCACGTTGGCAAAATTCTGGATGGCCTCAGTTGCCGACATGGTGCCAGACAGCAAGCCGGATATTGCATTTGTGGACGCCTGACCAAACGCATCAATGCTGTTCATCAGGAATTCGTTAGCCTCAGATTGCGCCTTGAAATCCTCGATGACTGCTGCCTGCCTTGCTTCTTGATATTGCCTTTCAAGTGCCGCCTTTGTCGCCTGATAACTCTCATCCAGCTTTCCAGCCTGCTGATAATAGGCATCCAGCTTTGCCAAATCCTCCTTGTACTTGGCATCAACATCCTCAGTTTTTATGACGGAACGCTTAACACCTTCAAAGTCTTGGTTTATTTTGTTTCTTTCTGATTCAGCTTTTTGCTGCTTTCTTATTTGCTCTTCTAGCTTTTTCTGCGCAAGAATCTGCTCTGCAAGAGCGCTTATTTGCTCCTTGCTTGCCTGCTTGTTTAGCTGCTGCTGCGCCACCAGTCGAGCTGATTCTATGCTGTATCTTGACGTTGCGCCTGACGCCTCATCTGTGCCAGCCTTAAGGTTTGCCAGCTCAAGCCTAAGCTGCTCTGTTTTCAGCTTCGCATCTGCAATTGCGTCGGCGTTTTGCTCTCTTGCTTTAGCTGCCTTCTTGGATGCGCTTTCGGCCTCCTTGTCCGCCTTCGCTGTCTCTTTGATGTTTTTAAGGTAATCTGGCTGCTCCTTTTTCTCTTCAGGCGCTTTAGTCCTTTTCTTGGCGTTAGCTTCGTCTTGGTCTGCTATCTCGCCAAGCAACTCAAGCCTTCTTTCCTCTATCTGTTGAAGTCTGACCTCTGCCTTTGCAGCATCTCCAGCAAGCCTGCCCCTTACTGACAGGTCTCCGTTGTTGAATGCTGAAACTGTTTCGTTTAGCTTCTTCTCTTCAATCTCTAGCTTTCTAAGCTCCTCGTTCGCTCTAATGATTGGAGTCGAATCCATATCAAGCACAACTTGGTCGATCCCTTTTGATAGCACATCAAGGAACCTTGCTAGGTTTTTAGAGGCCCCAATAGCAGAGTCTACACGGCTGATTGCGTCACCAAACGAGTTCAAAAGCGCATTGCTTGCCTGCGCAACAGTGCGCGGCATCTTCTCAAACTCGCCATTTACGTCGCCTACTTGCGAGTAGATAGCGCCAAGCACTTTCTTGCTTGTCAGCTCGCCAGCAAGCATCTGCGCACGCAGTTCACTGAATGGAATGCCAAGACCAGCAGCAATCTGGCGGCCAAGCTCCGGCATCTGCTCGATGATTGAGTTGAACTCTTCTGCTCGCAGCGTCCCGCCGGAAATTGCCTGACCCAACTGACGTAAGGCGTTTGACATCTCTTCTGCGCTTGAACCACCGACTACGCCAATTTTTTGCAGCGTTTCAACAAGAGTTTGCACATCACCTGATGTAGCGCCAAACTCTTTAAGTGTTGCGGTCAACCCCTCCCACAGCTTGACTGTATCGGCAACGCTTGAGCCAGTCTTGTTAGCAATGGCAACAAGGTTATCGAAGTTCTGCGCGGCGGTTGCTGCATCTTCAGAAAGTCGAGTGACGCGAGAGCGAAGCAGGTTGAAGCCTTCTGATAGCTTTTGAAGTGCAGCCAACTGCTGGACGCTGATTGCCGCAGCAACTGCAACGCCAACCTTTGTCATTGCCGTTGAAAGTTTGCCAGAAGCGGCGGCAGTGCTATTCATTTTGTTTTCCAAGCTAACCATCTGCTTTTCGGCTCGCTTGGTGTCGGTGATCATCCTTGCCGTATCGACATCAACGGTATAAATCAACTCGCCTGCGCTAGTAGCCATTATTTAGCCCCTTTCTTTTTCTCGATGTCGCGCATTAGCGCCATGTAAGTTTCTTTGTTCATGATGTCGCGATCTGGTTTCTTGGCGTCTGGATATGCTTGGTCAATCAGGCGCTGGAAGCGGGTCATGGTTAGCCGTTCTGCCTCTGCAAGCGGCAGCTTTAACGCCGTGCGGGCTAGGTCGATGAACTCTGCCGGATTCCACTGCGGCACGTAGTCGCCACCGCCTTCTGATTTTTTGGTGCCAATCATGCCGTGTTTGAGCAGCGAGCGAGCCAGCGCGATGATGTTTTCAGTTGGCATCTTGCCTACCTGGTAGAGAATCTTGGTGCCGTGGTAGTTAGGAGTGAACCCACCTAGCAGCCTGACAAGTCCTCCATCATCTTCACCCTCATAGCACGAATACAG